TCAACAGCCTACGCAACTGCATGCGCGCCTTAGGCGCCACCCACACGGCCAGGCCACTGCGGCGCGCAGTGTTGCGGGACTCGCTGTACCCGCTGCCATAGCTGCGCGACTGCACCCCGTCGTCGGGGTCGATGGCCACGCCGGTGCTGCCTAGGCCAAACTCCTCCGACCCGTACAGGATGCCATACTCTACCTGGTAGGCCACGGCGGGCTTCAGGTCGTCAGGCATGCGCGGGTCGCCCCGGCTGTCCCTGTCCTGGATGCGCGGGAACCGTGAGCACTGGCGGAAGGTGAACTCCGTGCCCACCGGCGCGTCCACGCTGAAACCGGACACCAGCCGCACCAGGTTGTCCGCGCTGTTCACCACCTGCCTGCGCTGCCCCACCAGGCTGGCCTGGTCGCTGCCCTGAATTTCGATGTACGTTCCGCCCTTCGCCCAGTAGTCCTCGCGCCTGTCGCCGAACATGGGGTGGCGCCAGGCTACGCTGCCCGATGTCACCTCCAGTTCCAGGCTGCCCGTCAGCTCCGTGTAGAACTTCTGCGCCGGCCCCACGTACACGTCCACGATGCGCTCCGCCTCGCTGATGAAACGCGCGGCCAGCTCCGGGTCAGTGACGCCGGACATGGTGTGGATGTAAGTGGGCAGCTCGGCGGGCTGTATGTAGCTGCTGTTGGAATGGGCCATGCTGCCTCCAGAACCGCGAAAGCCCCGCCCGCCTGGCGACGGACGGGGCCTTCAGTCATGCTTCACGCGCTGTGCGCGTGCGCTTACGGTCGGTCGATGGGCACGATGAGGTCAGCGTCAATGAGCACCTTCCCCCACGTGGCGCGCCCGGTGTAGCCCACACCGAAGTGGCGCGGCTGGTCGAACACCCGCACGTCGATGGTGCGCAGCATTCCGAGGGCGAGCGCGGCACGGTGTGCCACGAACGCGTCGCCGACGGCGGACGGAATGTTGTTCGACATGAACACGTCCAGGCCCAGCACCTCGCCCACGCGCCCGGTGGCGTTGGCCGTGGCACCCTGGATGCTGTCCGCGCGCACGAAGTCATCGGTATTCAGCAGGTCGCTGTACCCGTCGGGGTTCGTGACCACAACGCGGTCCGTCTGGGGCGCGTTGCTCTCGTTCAACAGCTCGATGGCGGACACCAGCGTGGTCTTGTTCAGCACACCCGACAGCGTGACCGTGGCGCCGGACGCCACCAGGAACACGTTCTGGTCGAGCACTGCAGCGAGGGCCGCGGCGCGCTGACGCAGGATAGACTCGCCCAGCGACACGTTGGCCTTGTCCTGCTCGGTGTACTTGATTTCGAAGTGGAAGCCCTTCTCCACGTCCAGGGGCAGCAACATGCTGGACTCCGTCGCGTTGTCGGGCGTGTCGATGAGGTTGGCCACGTCGTCAATCTGCGCCGTGGAGAAAGCGAACTTCGGAATGCGCACGGCCTCCGACGGTCCGCCCGGGTCGACCCACGTCATGTTCACGACCTGCGGCGCGATGGCCGCGGCCGCGAACTCGAAATAGGCCACGTCGCTGTAGCGGGTGGGGTAGAAGTTATTGAACGTGTTCGTCATGGCGGGCTGTGCTCCTGCGAGTAGCCCACCAAGGTGGGCCGGTTGGCGTCAACCACCCGGCCCGGCTAGCGTCCCTCGCCTACCCGGGCGCCTGCTGGAAGGTTGACCTGTGCACTGTCTTGGGCCAGAGGTGTTCGGAGCGCGACACGCGCTCTTGGAACTCCGGCGTCATGCGTGTTTCCCAAGGAGTGTTCGTATACTCCTCCTGGCTAACGAAGTCGGCGGGCTGCTTCGCCGCGTCGGCGGGCGGAGTGCTCGGGCCTCGGGGCCGCGCCGTCCTGCCGGGCTGCTCGTCGCTGGCCGGCTTCTCCTCCTTGCCGAACATGGTTGGATACGCTCCCACAACACGGTCCACCGCGACCATCAGACTGGCCGACAGGGGCGTGTTATCGTCGCTGTACTGCACGGTGTCGGGGTCCACCAGCCGCTTCAGGGCTGCGGCCTTCTCGCCGCTGAACCCGCGCCCGCTGATTTCGTCCCGGAGTGCATCACCCAGCTCGGCACGGCGCAGCCGCTTTTCCAGCTTCTCGCGCCGTTCCGCCTCGATGCCCGCCAGCTTCTCGTAGTCGCCGGCCTCCTTGGCGGCCGTTTCGCGCTCCGTGCGCTCGCGCTCCGCGTCGGCGTCCTGTGACTTCGCCAGGTCCCGCTTGGCGCGCCGCAGTTCTCCGCCCTGCGCGTCGTGCGTTGCCTTCTCCACCAACACCATGCCGTCGGGCACTGTCGCCCCGGCCGGCTTCTCCGGCTGTACGGCGGCGGCGGGCTGTCCCTGCGCGGTTCCCGCGAGCGTTCCGTCGGTGGGCTTGTCGGGCATCACGTTCCCCTTGTTAGCTCGGCCCCATGGGGTGATGGGCCAGCCTGCAGCTGAAGTTCTGGGTGCCTTGTCGCCGGCTACGTGCGGCGGGCTCCCCTCCGTCCTAGTGACGGGTGTGCACTTATACCATACCCTAAGGTGCCGCCGCGTGCACTATCGCCTCGGGCGCCTCCGTCGGGGCGCCGGCACCCTGGGGCGCAGCCCGGTGGTCCTGGCCTCTCTGCCCAGCGTAGGCAGCGGCGGTTCAGGCGGCAGCACCAGGGAACCCTTGGGCAGCACATCGGGCTGCATCACGCCGGTGGCCACCACGTAGCGGTGCGCGCAGTTCGGGTGGAACAGCCCGTCAGCCCTGGCCTGGCCCACTGTCGGCAGGCCAGGCGTGGCGCCAGTCAAGGACAACAGCTCGCCCTCCCAGCGCATGCACGGCGGGTGCGTGCTGCCGTTGGCCACCACCTTCACCACGTCAATGCCGTTCTGCAGGTAGCGCTCCCTGAACGCCACCCGCCTAGCGTCGGCCATGCCAGTGCGGCCCAGCATTTCCGCGTACACGTCGGGGTGCCAGAACTTGCCGGACGGTACCTTCACGGACAGCCTGCCGTCCTCCAAGCGCACCAGCTCGTTCTCCTGCTCCAGCGCCTGCTTGATGCGCACGCGCGCCTGTCGCCTGTCGCCCAGTGCCAGCCCCACACCCAGGGCCGTCCGAATGCTGCCCAGGTCGGCGCTGATGCGCGCCTCCAGCGCACGCATGGCGCGCCTGTCGTGCCCCGTGAAGCCAGCCGTGACCACCGGCAGCCCCGCCTTCAGGATGCTGCGCACCGCCTCCGGGATGGTGCCCAGGTACATGTCCTGGATGTTCCGCCGCAGCCAGGCAGCCAGGCCAACGTCCAGCCGGCGCACGGCCTGTTCAATAGAGTGCAGCGCCCTGGTGGTCACCGCTGCGGAACCCAGCGCCCCGCGCGCCTCGTACTCGCGCGCGAGCTGTTCCACCTGCAGCGCTACTGCGCGATACAGCCCAGTCAGTTCTGCACGCGGGTCAGCAGGCACAGGCTACGCCTGCTCGCGCTCAGCCCCGGGCACCACCGGCGGGGCCACCTCCTCCGGCGTCGGCGGCGGTTCCAGCCCAGCGTTGCCCATGATTTCCTTCGACTCGGCCGGCGTGACGCCGAACGCTGTTTCCATGATTTTCAGCCCGGCGTCGCGCGGCAGCTGGCCGGCTGCCACGGTGGTGACGATGTTCACCATGGCCGTGACCTGGGCGCCGTTCAGCAGTGTTTTCTGGATGTCCTCCGCGATGCCCAGGCCAGGCGTGCCTGCAGGCGTGCCTGCTGTTTCCGCCGGCACTTCCACGCCAGCGCCGACAGTTCCAGCAGGCGGTGCAGCTTCGCCGCCCACGGGACTGATGCCGATGGACTGCGCCTGCGCGGCGGCCTCGTCCACCATGTCCTGCAGGATGTCCTCCTCCTCCACCAGCGCCTCCTTGGGCGTCAGGCGGTGCAGGTCCTGCAGCGCGCGCACGCGGCTGACCAGGTGCGCACCCTTCAGCGTGCTGTAGTCCGTCACCTCCTGGCTGGGGTCCTCCACGATGGCCTCGCCGAAGTCCACCACCACCTTGGCCAGCTCGTACTTCGCGCCGTCGGCCAGCTCGCGCTGCTGCGCCAGCTTCATCAGCTGTTTAATGGCGGGCTCCCACTCGTCGCGCAGGTCGTCCACCTTGGACACGGTGCGGTGCGCCTTGAACTTCAGCGCGCGCGCGGACTCCACCTGGCTGCCGTCGCGCTCCAGCCCGAACGACGCCGGGCTGGTTTCCGTGGTCATGAACAGGTACTCCTCCAGCTTCTCGATTTCGTGCTTGATGCCACCCACCTGCATGTCCCACGTCAGGTACTCGGGCCGGAATGCCTTCTCCATGATGTCGGGGTCAATTTCGATAACGTCGAAGTCAGCCAGCTGGGACTTCTCCTCCTCGCCCAGCACGCCAGGACCCACCACCAGCTTGGGCCGTGCGTGCTTCTCCAACACCTCGTCCTCCTGAGACAGGCGGTTCTCCAGTGCCAGAAAGATACGCTCGATGCGCAGGAACT